CCTATCTGGTCCGCGAACCGCGCCAGAGCATCCCGGGCGCTGGCGATAGCCTGGATGACGCCGCTCAGGTCGATAGAGGCCGTAACCGGCGCAATGGTCAGTTCCTTGGAGGTAGCCTGGGAGGGTGAGAATTCAGCGCTTGCACGGGCCAACCCGCCACTGGCAGGGGTTCCAGCAGAGGCGGGTGTCATCACGGCCAAGTAGCCGTTGGCGATGTCCATCTTGGGCAGGACGCTGCCGCTGATGACGTTCCATAATTCGCCCAGTTGCCACACGACATTCGAGAACATGTCAGTGTTCCAGCGGATGCGGGCAAGGTGCTGTTCAGCGGAGCCCGTGAGGTACGTGTTGGCGGATTCGGTTGCCGTCCGAATGCCCTTGATGTCCGGGCCCTGTGTCCCTGTGTCGCCCGCCGCGCCCGCAGACGCCGGGGCGAGCGAAGCGGCGATGGCCCGGATGCTCTCAGTAATGGAGGCCCCGAGAAACGTCCAGTTGAAAGTGCTCGGGTCAAAGGACGCCCCAAGCGCTCGCGCCAAGAGGGTTCGCATGTTCCCCAGGGTGCCCGACATGATCTCCAAATAGACCGCAGTGTTCCAGGTGCTTTCGCGGATTCGGTCCAGGCGCTCTAATATGTACTGGCGGGTCGTCACCTCGATCCTGGCAACGTCAGCCTCAATGCGCCGCAGAATAATGACGCTGTAGACATCCGCGACGGCGCTGACGGCGCTAGACAGAGCAGTAATCGCACTCGTCAAGCCGGATAAGGACCCTGCGACATCAGATCCCGTGCCTGTGCCGCCCGGCAGCGTCGTGCCTCCCGGCGGTGTTGTGCCGCCCGGTCCCCCTATCCCTGGCAGCGTGGAAGTCATGTCCGCGCCCGCCTTGGTGACGTTCCGCAGGGCTTCTATGGTGTCCGGCGCCGCCGTCTTGATGATGCCCAGCCAGTCGCCAATGGTCTTGAAGACGCCGACAATATCCTGCCAAACGGCCTTGAGGCTGACGGACTCTCTCAGCCAGTCCACCAGCGCCGTCATACCCGCTTCGGCGAAGGCCCGGAGGATCGCGCGCCCGACCTCATCGATGATCTCCCGCAACTTGCTCTGCTCTTTGGCCAACTCCCGCGCTTTGGCGGCCGCCGTGGCCATATCGGAGGCCGACTGGTTGATGAGGCTGCTGAAGCTCGCCAGGTCGAAGTTGCCCGCACGGATGATCCGCGCCATGTCCTGCCCCGCCGTACCGAAGTACTTGATGGCGGTTTCGGTGGCCTCGCTCTCGGTGGCGGCGTTTTTGATCTTGGCGATGAGGTCCTGCAGCGCCTTCTGCGGGTCCACGAAGCCCTGGTCTTTGAGGTTCTTGAGCGCCGTGGTTAAAGCCCCGGTGACAATCGCCGTGTCGACGCCTTGCTTCTTCAGGTTGCCCAGGAAGGCCGCCGCCTCGCTCGCGGACCAGCCCAAGGCGATGAACGCGGGCGCTCCATCGTTCAGCCCCTTGAGCAGATCGTCCAGGCCGATGCCGGTTTGCTTCACCACGTTATAGAGGGCGTTGAGCAGCGGGATTTGATCGCCAACCGCCACCTTCCACGCTCCGAACAGGTCCCCGACGTCTTCGGCCACGCTCCCGAAGCTCTCGCCGGTGGCCAAGGCCAGATTCTCGACCGCTTTGGCTAGGGAATCGAGTTGAGCGCCCGAGACTCCCGCCGCGATCCCCAGCGCCGTGATCGCCTGCGCGTTGGTAGCGCCGCCCGAGCTCCGGGGCCAGATGATGTCCAGGATGCGCCGGCTGAGGTCCGTCATGATGGTCGAGACCTGGCTGCCCATCTTGCGCCAGAAGCCCGTCATGTCGCGGGTCGAGCGCTCCATGTGGCCGCTGATCCGGTTGATAGTCTCCCGGTTGGTCCGTTCCCAGCGCTCCAACTCGCGGATGTTCTTCAGTGTGTCCTGCCGGTAGCTGCCTGTTTGCATCTCGGAAACGTCTCGGAGGTGCGCCAGTTCTATCTGCACAAACGCCGCCTGCGCTCTCAGCCGGTCGGTGTAGCTGGCGCTCGCGGACGCGCTGATCTCCTCGAACTTCGCCTTCGCCATGCTCGCCAGGGACGAAAGCTCCGTGGTGCTGGTGATGTTCAGTTCCTTGAAGGCTTCGCCCAGGCTCTCGGCCTGCATCTGCGCCCGGACTTGGGCAGCCGCGGCCCCCAGGTTTCTCAGAGCGTCGGTAACGGCCTTGATGGGCATCGTGTCGATGCTGAATAGCGGGAACTTGCCTTGCGAGAGAGCCGCTTCGGCGGTCGTGCGGTTGAGGTCCTCGATCATCAACTTCACGCGGTTGGCCGCCAGCCAGGCCTCACGCGCTGAAGCGGCAAATCCCCTCAGGGGGTCTGAGTCCCTGGCCGCCTCACCCGCCTGGAAAAACGCAGTGAGGTTGACGCGGGCCTTGAGCGTCTCCTGGTTGAACTCGTCCCATATCCGGCCTAAGCGCTCTCGCGCTTCAACGGCTAGCCTCGTGGCTGCTTCGCCGATCAGAGTCAGCCCGTCGTTCACGTAAGCGATGGTCGGAGCGAACCAGTCACCCACGGGCATTCGGGATTCCACCGAAGGCCACATGGCCGAAGGCTCCATGCCCTCAGCGGCTCCGCGACGGTTGAGGGGGGCTGCGAACAACTGGCGGACGCTCAGCATCTGTTCGCTGGCTTCCTTCCAGGCTTTCGCCACTAGGACGGCGCCCTGCTCAAGTTGGCCGCCGGTCAGCACGCCCGCCGCGCGGAGTTGGTTGAAGGCGTCCTGAGCCTCGCGGGCGTCTTTCGCCAGATCCTTGATGCCGAGGTTCTGAAAGAGCTTGGCAATCTCCTCGGCGCTCAGCTTCTTGAGGACCTTCATGAAGTCGCTCGCGCTGAGTGTGGCCCAGGCCCATTCCTGTTCCAGCTTTTGAATCTCGCGGCGATAATCTTGGAATGACATCTGCCCGGTGTTATAGGCCTCGGTGAGCTTGGAGAACTCAGCGCCATGCTGCCGGACACGTATCTCCAGGAGGGCGACGGATTCGGCCTCTGTTCTTCCTACTTTCTCCGCTGCCTGCTCTGCCTCAGTGAAGGCGCGGCGGGCGGCGGCGGCCTTCCAGAGCGCGTCAGCGGCTGCTAGCGCCGCGACGGTAACGCCAGTGAATACCAGCGCTCCGGCGAGAGGGATATTGGCAGCGGCGATGAAGGCGGTAATGGCCCTGAGGAGCGGGCCTCCGATAGTCGCGGCCACGGATGCTGCCACCGTAGCGAGTTTCGGCAGGAAACCTAGCACCACCATCCCATTCGTGATGAAAAGCCCGAGGCCGATTGCGGCCAGCGGGAGGACCACAGCTACCGCGGTGACACCGATGGCCGCCGCTTGCGCTGCCGCAGGCAGCCTCCCAAACGCCTCCGACAGCTCCCGGAGCTTGGAGAGCATCGGCCCGATTACGTTCTGAAGCACGTTCTTGGCAAACGGCATCAGCGACCGCCCGATACTGTCCAAGGTGAACAGCATCTCGGCCTTGAGCACCCGGAACATGCCGACCATGGTGGTAGCCTGGGCCGTGATGCCCCCGCCGAATTTCTCCCGCATGGCGGTGAGCACGGCGTTGATGGTCGTCGCACCGTCGACCGCCCGGTCTTCGACTCGCTTCATGGCGTCCGCGACGGTGGTATTCAGGGCCTTGGCCAAGGCTTCCCAGGCGGGGATTCCGGCTTCGGCCAACTGCCGCATTTCCTGCGCCTGCGTCATGCCCTTGGCCCGGATCTGCCCGAAAGCGAGCACCAGTCGGTCCAGCAGTTCCTTCCCCCCTCCCAGGGCTGCCGTGGCATCCCCCATGTCACGGAGAGCGGTAGTGACCTCTTCGGCCCGGAAGCCCATGGCCTGGAGCCTCCGGCTCCCTTCCACTACTTCCGGGAAGGTGAACACGGCCGCCGCCTCAATCGAGAACTTCTTCAACTCGGCCATGTGCGCGGAGGCCAAGGTGGTGCTCTTGAGCATCGTCCGCATGGCCACTTCGGCCTGCTCGATCTGGCCGGCTGTGACCAAGGCTGCCGTGGCCGCGGCGGCGAGCGGCACGGTGAAGCTCATGGCCATCGCCCGCCCGGTGGTGGTCAGGTCCTGCCCGAAGGTCTTCAGGCTGCGGCTGGCTTTGTCGAGACCTGGCCCCAGGGTGGTAGCTTCCACCCCCACCCGGACCAGGAGATTTGCCAGATACGCCATTTGGGTCAGCCTCGTTTAACCAGCGGATCGGCCAGCAGTTGCTTGCGGAGGTCCTCAAACCGGATGGGGATGTCGCCCGGCCGGAACTGGGGCTTCGGCTGTTTCCGTTTGGACATGCCCGGGATGAAGTCAGCGGGTTCCATCAGGTCGGATTCGTTCTTCGGCTTGCCCTTGTCGTCGCGTTCGACACAGTGGACGTTGTAGTAGAGCGCCTGTAACTGTGCGACTGGCAGGGCCAGCCTTCGAAAGCGCTCCTCGTCCCGCCACAGCAGCAGGTCGAACTCAGCCGGGGTCAGCCCCCAGAACTCTCGCTCGGAGAGCCCGAGGTCTCTTCTGGCGACGGCCCAGCGGTAAGCCCACCATTCACGCTGGGTAAAGGGGGCGCCTCCGTCTCGGCCTCCTTCACTTCCGCCGGCTCCTCTTTGCGAATCGGCATGATGGCCAGCGCCGCCGCCGCCACCACTTCGCCCAATACCGCCTGGTTCTCGAAGGTAATCAGGTCCTGCAGCTCATCGAAGCGGAGCTTGGGGTTCTTGCGGCAGAGCCCGGCGAACAGCAGGCACTCGGCCTTGAAGGTGTCAAACTCCTTCAGGACGATAGGCCGGTCCTCTTCGCCCTCTTTGGGCTCGTCGCCTTCAATCAGGCCCGGCCAGAACTCAGCCGACCTGGGGCCGAGCATCCACACGTCGATGCCCTGCTGGTGCAACAGCCGCTCTCCGGTGGCGAAGTCCCGGTGCGCGAAGTAAAGTTCATACTCGATATCGCCGATCTTCACGTTGGTCGGCGGGGTGATGGGGTTAGGGTTCATGGTTGTGGTTCGCTCCTCGGCTGGAGGCTTCCGCAGATGACGCGCGTCCCCGGTGTCCCGAGAACCCACGGAAGCCACCAGCCCAGCAGCGAGTGTTTGGGAGAAGCCCTACGGCGTTACGGTGATGGCGCCCGAGAGCTTGATCGAAACCTTGACCTTGGCCGCGGCACCCTTCGAGAAATCGTGTTCCCAACCCTTGACCTCACCCGAGAAGGTGATGGCAGCGTCCCCGGCGTCGGCACAGACCACCTTGAGGTAGTCGATCGTTCCGATGGCCTTGAACGAAGCCAGCAGTTGCGCGTGCTGGGTGTTGGCCGGGTCCCAGAAGAGATCGAACGTCACGCTCCCATAGTCGGGAACGCCGGCCACGGACTTGGCGGCTAGATCGTCGATGGCGGTGACGTCGATGTCGGGTTTGGAGCCGGTAGGCCCCTGGAACCCTTCGACGCCTGGAATCAAAACAAAGTTTGAGGGCGACCCCGTTGCTGCAAGCTGCAACTGCGTTCCGGCGACCGCCCATGCTGCGTGGCTCATTGTGAATCCTCCTTTGTCCTGGGGGCCGTGCCCCCGGAAGTCGGTTCACAATGGCGGTTTACTGACAGCCCGAATCGAAGTCGGGTGGTCAACAGACTGCCATTATGATTGCGATTGTTGGTACTGAAACTCGATGTCGATGGAGCGGACGTAAGCCCCGGTGTCGGGCTCGTATCCGCCACTGCTGCCCTGAAACAAACAGCCGTAGACCCGGACCCCGGAAGCGCCGCCCATCAGCCCTCCGTCATGGGTCTGGAACGCCAGCCGGATCAGTTCCCGGATCTCGGCCGCGGCCGCGGCCGTCGCGGCGATGGCGTCGAACTGAATGACGCCAGCAGCCAGGCCCAGCGGCGCTCCGTCCAGGCCCTGTTCGGAGCCTCCCCCTGGCAGCCAGTCCCAGGTGACGGCGGGCAGGGCCGATCCCTCTTCCCGCGCTCCCTGGTAGATGCGGGTGGTCTTGGAGGCAACCGCGGTGGCGAGCTTCGACTGGATGGCAGCTTCGATGTTCACTCGTGAACTCCCAGAATGTTGCCGCCCTCCGCGATCACCGGGCCGTAGGTGGGGCGCATCTTCTTTCCGAGCAGCGTGGCCAGTCCCAAACGAATCGACTCCACCACCCGCCCTCGGGTGGAGGTGACGGCTGGCCTCAGGAAGGGGTACTTCCTGGCTCCGGGGTGCCGCACGGAGGCGACAAACCGCCCGAAAATCACCAGAAACTTCTTGGGGGGCCGGGGCCGGATCATGTGGGGCTTGGTGCCGAACTCCACCAGGTGGGCATGGGGGGCTTTCTTCAGATCCACTCCCGCGATCACGTCGCTTGCTCCGCGCCTGCCCTTGGTGGCGAAAATCACGTCCTGCAGGTGCAGCAGTTCCGTGCTGAAGCCCGCCGTGGAAGGTGCCTGCGCCAGTCCGAGGCCCACCGCGATCTTCCCCGTGAAGCTCAGTGGTTTCGCTCCGCTCATGTAGTGCCCAGCCCCCCGCTTCACCCGGCGCTTGGCGTCGTCGCGGATGATCCGCGCCGCCGGCAGGATGGCGTCCTGGATGGCCGTGGCCGAAAACGCCTTCTTGGCGTCGTTGAACATCTCGCGGGCCTCTTCGAGACCGTCCACCTTGACGCCGGACCAGTTAAGAGCTTGTCTTGGCACGGTCGCTATGCCACCCGCACTCGCCGCACAGCAGCTTCCGCTCTTTGTCTCCGTAGGCCGTCACGTCGAGCAGCTTGTCGTTCGCGCAGACGGGGCATCGTTCTTCAGACTCAGGGCTGGTGTCTGCTGCCTCAGCGGGCTTGCCGCCCAACTGCTTGATTAGGAAAGTGCGGAGGGACATTCACAGCAGGTCGAGGTCGTTATAGCTTGCCTCGTTCACCTGGAATTTCAATTGGTAGGTCATGTGCCCAAAGGCGGCGGAATAAGGCGCGACCGATCTGAGCCAGCCGGAAAAGCGGAGTTCACCGGCTTTCCCAAGCCGCACCTTGAACTTCTGGGGCTGTGGATCGTTCACTACCACCCCGCGGAGTTCCGACGTCGGCTCACACTCCACGCAGATCAGTATGGGCGCGGTGTGGTCCAGATCGAAGCGCCGGTAGGTGTTGTCCAAATTCGTAACATCGATGAGTTGAGCCTCACGGTCAAATCAGACCGAGTGGACCTCGCGGATTTCAATCGAGTGATCAGCGGGCGTCGGTTGGACTGCGGCCTTTTTGGCGGGCTGGATCGCGGGTCTCGGTGGCTCCTGCGCCCGCAGCGCCACCCCCGCCGCCGCGAAAGCCGCCGCGAACACCTGAAAGAGACCGCGCCTGGTGGTGATCATTGCTTTCGCCTGTGAAGCGTCATGTCGACCGAAAGGTCGGTTCTGCGAGGCGCGTCGATCGACCTGACCGCTTCGACCCTCTGCCAGCGCCCCTCCGCATAGTGCTCCAAGTGGTTCAGCCGACCATGCGATACCTTCGGCTCTATGATCTCCACAAGGCCGGAACGAACTTCACGCGCGAGTTCTCCCCGCGTTTCCCTCCCGCTTTCCAGAAAGAAACGCCCGCCCGCGTCACACTGATAGAGATAGACCTGCCCGCTGCCGTCTGAATATTGCTCGGCGCGGAAGCAGCGAGAGGATACATCTTCGCCGTTGAGCAAAACCGTGACCGGCGGCACGAATCCCGGCAGCTTTACATCCGATACACGAATCAGCCTCCGGGATTGTGCCGGAAAAGCTGGCAGGCTCGCCGCCGCCAGCGTCTGGAACAGCCCTCGCCTGGTGGTCTTCACGCTGTGATCTCCCTGCTGTAGATTACCCGGAGCGGAGGATAATCGGGGCCTTCGCTGGGCTCAAACTCCCGGCTCTCGATTGTGAGGGCTATATAGCCGCGGCCGTCGAGCGTGGCAGCCACGATTTCCGCATCTGGCGGCAAGCCTTCTTGCATGATCCCCGGAGCTACAGGCTCCCGCAGAAAGTCCACCAGTAACTCGCGGCTGATGCTCAGAATCTTCCGCCTCACTTCGTCTCCCTGCAATACAGTGTAGTCCAGGCGTGCGTCATCTCGTCATGCACCGCGCGCTCGATCTCAAACGTCCGGCTTCCGTAGACCACCCGCATCTTCTCGGTGACTGTGGCCAGGTACTCCCGGAGCTCCACCACGTGCTCGGCTTCGGGCGTTAGCTGCTGAAGCCGGAAGCGCTCCGACCCGCTGATGGTCCGGATTTTCGCCCAGCGGGTGGCCAGGGTGGCGGCGGTGGGAGGCGACTGGATCAGCCCGCCGTCGCTCGCCGTCACCCAGTCGGGGGCGGTGATGGTCACCCGGTTGCGAAAAGTGCCCCTGGGCATAGCTTCCAGCTTGCTCCGTTTTCCGCCGCCATTTTCTCGAGCGCCGCGTCCGAGCGGTCGTTCAGATTCGCCCCATGGTTCCGGGCTACGAGCATCATCCCGGCGTCTACGGCGGCCATCTTGATTCCGCGCCCCTGGACCCAGCGGGTGTCCGACCCCACCAGAACCGGCATCCGGTCGCCGCGCGGCCCAGGCTCCCACTCGGGAAAGTGGCAGGCCTCCCAAAACCGCCTCCAGTACATGAGCGACGAGCCGAGCCCGAAGTGCTTCGACCAGCCGGTGTACTTCCACGGCTTGCCCGTGGGGCCGAGAAAGTACATCGAATGGTAGCCGGTGATTTCGCCTCCGCTTGCAATCAGCCTCCGGTACTGATCCTCCAGGCGCAAGGGGTGGGAGAGGTCGTCATCGTCGAAGTGGCAGATGATCTCGCCCGCCGCCATCTGGTTCACACGGTTGCGCTTCTGCGGGCAGTGCATATTGTCGGGGTCGGCGAAGTACTTGATGGCCGGGCCCCAGTCGAGATCCTGGGGGAAAGACCGCTCGGTCGCGTCGTCGAAGATCAGCAGTTCCTTGGGCTCGTAGGTTTGCGCCAGAAAGCAGCCCAGGGCCTGGAGCGCCATCTGGGGGCGCCCCTTGGTGGGCATCACGCAGGAGATGAGGGGGCGGTCAGGCTGCACCGGCCATCCGCCTCCTGTTTAACTCAGCCTTGAGCACGGTGAGCACCGGCTCCTGGGTGTTTCGCAACACCATCTCGATTTCGGCCCGGCTCATGGTGGGCGCTTTCTTCTGGTAGAAAATCCCGTAATTGAACCACTGCTGGGAGCGGATCTCCTCTTGCGGCATGAGCGCGCGGAACGTGCTCCGGTGGTGGTGGGGAATCACCAGGTCCTGGACCAGCGCCAGTCGGTAGCCCGCGTTCTGCGCCTTCCAGCAGAAGTGGTCGTCGTCCCCGAAGCCCGCGCCGAAGTCTTCATCCAGCACCCCGACACGCTCAAACACGTCGCGCCGGATCATGGTGCAGAAGAACGCGAGCATGGCCGTTTCGGGCAGCACCATGATTCCCTTGCCGGCTCCCACGCGCCCCTGCCATGACATCCTGGCCGTCGTTCGGGGGCCGCTGAGCGCCACCATGCCGTGCAGCGCGCCACACAGCTTTTCGAGCCACCCGGAGACCGCCTCGGTGTCGTTGTTCATCAGCACGACGTGATCGGCCCTGGAGACCCAGATCCCGGCGTTGACCGCCTTGACGAAGCCCACGTTCTCGGTGTTGCGCACCAGCAGGTGGGGATGCCGCTTGACCTCGGGCCAAACCTCATCGAACTGGGGCGAGGCGTTATCCACGAAGATCAGCCGGTAGTCGGCGGAGTGCTCCCGGATCGACTCCAGGCAGCGCAGGCAGAGCGCCGTCAGCCGCTCATCCTTGCCGAAGTGCGGGATGATGATGTCGTACTTCACGAGGAATTGTGGATCGGGTGAAGTTTACGGAGCTTTCGGAGCGAGCAGCCAGAACGCCCGCCCGGGCGCGTGCTCGGGCAGAACCTCCTCGGCCTGAAACCCGTGATCCGCGAACAGCGAACGCAGACTTGCATGGGTGTGCCAGAACGAGAGCCGGTTCCCGACGCTCGACCGCGGCGACTCGACCTCTTCCCAGTACCGGCCGGAGTACCCGCCTTCGCTCACATCGGGTGAATGGGCGGTGTGCGTATCCACGATGACGATCTTTCCGGCGCACTTGGCGAGCAGCGCGATCTGGTCCTGGAGCGTCAGGTGATAGAGCAGACCCAGGATGCATACGATGGAGTAGG